ATATTTGTTACAAACTTTTTAAACCATAATTCAAATTCAGGATCTATACGTTGGCGCGATGGCGTTAGCGTACCATCTACATCAAAAAGATATTTTTGCATTTTATCGATGTCCTATATCGTATGGCGCCCAAGGATAATTACGATCAATTTGAGTATTTTCCTTTGGCGGGCTTAATTCATTGATTCGCTTATAAGCATATTGCAATTGTTCTTGCAATTGATGCACATTATTTTCAAGTAAGTCTATTCTATTGGCCTGTGCCACAATAATCTTTCGATTCTTTTCAGCTTCCATTTCATCTGGTAACATTAAAACACTCCATTTCTGTAAACGTATTCCAGGGCATTATTTGCTTCTTTTTCAATAGCCCTATTTTCATACCATCGACCATGATCATTATCAAAAGCACGACATAGGTCTTCGATTTCTTTTGATGTAATAGGGTAACCTTTTTCTACAGCTTTACCAGCAACAGCAATCATAATTTGATACATTTTGTGATACCAACCAGTATTGTTTATTGTTGTGTAATCTGATGCCAGTTTCTTTGGCCAAAATGGGCAATCATAATAACCGGACCAGCTATACTCAGTATTCTCTAATGAACTTTTACGATGTTCAATTATTTGTTTTCGCCACTCATCTGGGAGACGGTCGAGAAAATTGCCGGAATCTCTTGTATCATCGTATTTATGTCGAGCAAGTAGCTCGTCCACATCAATAGGAATACCAGTATTCCGGAAAATAAAGTTAAAAGCACTACTGTAATTCGCAGGGACATAATACATTCTGCTGAGATCCTTAGTTTGGCGATCTCCGATGCTGTCAAGTTCGGTGTTGAGGGCCCACCAAAAGTGCTTGATTTCATCTTGCTGTATATTTCTATCAAGTCTAAATACAAGCCGGAACTTGGGTAGTTTTTCCAAACTAGAAGCAGTACTATAGCAAATGAAATCCCATAAGCCAAACTTATCGATAAGGGTATCATTCAAATCTCCTTCAGGTGTCCAATCATCAACATCAACAGCGCACCAGCCTGACCAAGCCAATACGTTCTTGTTGGCCCTAGTTGTGCCAATATTATAAACAGCTGGTGATATAAGTTCTGCATCAGTTTTTCCTTCTAATGGTCTTTCAGACAATTTAAAGAAAAACTTTGAAAACTTATCCCATGTTTCAAAATCAAATCTTTTATCTGTTTTATTATCAAATCTACTGGTGAATACAGTCAAAGAATACATTATGCAAAGAATTCCTCCAAGGTTGCTACCGGTTCATGTGTCCAATCCATAGCATCAAGGATTGGCTTTAACGGCTCAATAAACGTCTTCCCAAACATTATATCATAGTTTACATACTGATGTAAACCAAATTCTTTAGGTAAAATCCCAGGAAATGACACAACATTTTCTTTTGTAGGATTCGGGACTTTTAAGTAAATAAACTTGATCTTTTCACCAGTTTTGATTGACTCATAACGTTTAGATAAATTTAATTGTTTAAGCCGGTTGTTATATAGCAGAGATCCACGAACATGAATTGGTGTGCCTTTTGTGTATATCAGTTTGCTATCTTTCCATTTGTTTAGAGCTGTTACACCACGCGGGAATGCTACTGCTTCTGGTGGTAAGCTATTAAACTCTCGTTTAAAATCAGCAATAAATGCTTGAGTTTCAGATTCAGAACTATTTATGATTACTTTAAACACTTCTTTAAATTTATTGCGAACTACTTCAGGAGTAGAAGACTTAATAGCTTCAATACCCATCATTTTGAGTTTGGGCTCGGCGAACTGTACACCTTCAGAGTTATGTACGTTTAGAATATATCTTTTCTTTGCTGTCCATATGCCACGATCAGCAATAACTTCTCGAGCCATTTCCATACGAGGAGTATAGCCATTCATGATAAAGAAAAACTCATCATATGATTTTGCCATAACTTTTTCAAAATGATCTTTACATATTTTATCTAAAAACTTAACAGGATCTTTTGGTTTAAACTTTTCAATAAGAGGACCCATATTGACATAGATAGAATCAGTATCAATCGCAACGATATAATCTTTATTTGCTTTCGTAATATCGTTCATGGCTTTGTTCATACATTGCTCTGCCCACTTGATAACAGTCTGGCCAGTAAGTGTAACAGATTCTGCCAGTGCATTATCAAAATATTTAAAGTACTTATTAGCAAGAGCGCCATATAAAGAGTTAAGCAAGATTTTAATGGCCATCTGATTGTTTTCAGCTTGGTTAATCTTAGAAAGAAGAGATTTATCTTTTGTCTTCTCATATGCAGATTGCGCATCAAGCATTTGACGTTTAATAGTTGAACGTTCAGCATAGTAGTCAACAATCAATTCGGGAATAATACCTTGGTTTGTCCGGTCATAGGGCACGCCAGATGAGGCGAGAGCATACGTATCACTAACTTGCTTTGTACGATCATGTTCAGAAAGATAATAATCTACACCTTGTGGAAAACGTATAGTGTAATCTTTAACAAGTGTTTCAGGTGAAATGTTTTGTTGAACAATAATATTTGGATATAGAGAATTAAGATCAAATGATACTACCCAGTCATGGGAGCCAACCTGTGGATCTTTTACATAACCACCGGCAATGCTACCGGGGTTTCCCGCAGCTGCATCACGAGCATCCGCGCCAAGAACTGAGTATGGAACTTTTTTAATCTGATCGACTGGACAAATAACATTCTTACTTAATAGTCGCCGATAGATAATTGATTCCCAAATATTAGTAGTGCCAAATGTATCGTTAATATTGACGCCACCTTTATACGCCATAGTTAAAGCCAAAGAAATAAGGCCCATTTTCTGGTCAATACGATCTACTAGCTGGACGTCTTTAATGTTATAGTCAATAAACTTTTGGTGGTCTTCTTTATACAAAGTATATAGATTACCGTGTTCTTCATATGATAGCTTACGATCGCCAAGAACAACATAACCAATATGATCAAGTTTATAAGATTCTTGAGCACCATATGAGTAACCAAACTTTTGAAATAATTCAAGATAATCTGCCTGTTGGATTCCAACAATTTCATATGCTGGTAAGATCCTTTGCATTTTCTTTACATCACGTGGATTTACCATATTCCAAGGTGAAAGGCGTCTTGCAGCTGTTTCTGAACCAATCAATGTAATACGGTTTACAAGATATGGAATATCAAAGAAACGAGAGTTCCAACCAGTAATTACGTCAGGATAGTTTTTAGTCCAATAGCCAAGAAACTTTGCTAGCAATTCCTCTTCAGAATTGCAATGGTGATATTGAATTTGATCACCATATAAATCAATATCGCACTTGGCTGGATCATACGAATCTAATCCCCAGACCTGGTAGATTGAAGACTTACTAGATTTTAGAGCAATAGAAATAATTGGATAAGCTGCTTCTTCTGGCGTTGGAAACCCGTCGTCTGAAGCCACCTCAATATCAAAGTTTACAACATTAATATGATTAATATTAAAATCAATATTAGTTGGAAATTTTTCTGTAATAAACTGATGAATATAATTTGTTGTGCCAAAGATACTAACATCATTTACATCTTTATATTGCTCAACATATTCTTTAGCGTCGCGCATACTATTAATACCTCTTACAGGTACTAAGTCATGGCCAAACAAAGACTTGATTTCAGACTTGTTTTGAGATGCACGGTATAACGTAGGAGCAAATTTAATTTTATTTTGAATAGAGCTACCGTTAGCGGTATAGCCACGGTACAAAATAGAATTGCCGTAACGATTTACTGATGTATAGAATTCCAAATGAATTACCTCCGTTTGGTATATTCTATCATAAATTTAAGATTTTGTAAACAAAAAAAAGGGCCGAAGCCCTTAATTTATTTTTTGTCATTCTAAACCTATACAAGGAATAAGAATAGATTGTTTGCAGTTATCTGGATAAGCAATAGCTGAACCAAGTATAGGCAAACCCACCATTATAATAGTAATAAGCAAGAACGCCCAGCCTAGGCCTTTGGTTGTGCAATAATTAGTTTGTTCACTCATTATTTTTTATCAGATACAAAGGAATACATTTCCTTTGCTTTTTCTTGAAGCTCTTCCATTGTGTACATTGTTGGAACTTCTTCAATAGTTTTTTTACCAGCTTCTACCATCTGGGCAAACAAAGCTGTGTTTAATTCTACTTGTTTATCCATATAGTCCTTTGCCATAGCAAGGATGTCTGCACGGATTTCGAATGGATTTTTATTAGTCATAATAGACTCCTGTGTGTGTGTGATTAAGAGGGCGATTTCCCGCCCTCTGATTTTTTGTTATTTAGTCACGCAATCTGGCAACTTCCATCATGCACGCTTTCGCTTCCTCTTGATAACCAAGCCTTGCGAGCTCCGCTGCCGCTCTCGAGTATCCCACCACTTGGATGAAACGATCGAATGAAGACCACAAACCCGACAAGGGTGAGAAAACATAGTTTACTGCCAAAGTTGTCATTAGACCCACCCTCTTAGATTTTCATTTGAACGCGCAACGTGATAAATTTCGCCACGTGAAAGTCCAATATCTGATAGCTCATAATCAGTAAGTCGGCCTAGTTCTTTTTCAGTTGCGCGAATCATTCTGCGATTCGCTCTATACTGAATAAAAGATCTTAGTGCTTCGATGATAGTTTCAACTGCCCTCGTTGAGTAGCTGTGGGCTGTTAGTATCGCTTGTGTCATTTTTGTTCCTCGTTTGACCAATATTGATTTTACGAGGACGCATTTCTTCTGGAATAACATACTGCAATTCAATTGCCAGAATACCATCCTGAATATCTGCTCCGTTTACATTTACATGTTCGGACAGCCTAAAGGTTCGTTTAAATTTCTTTGTCGAAATGCCACGATGGATAAACTCTCTACCTTTAGAGACGTGTTCCCCTGTAACAGTTAAGGTTCTATCTTTAACTTCTACAGATATCTCATCCTTTGTAAACCCAGCAATAGCTAGTTCAATCAAGTATTCTTGATCTCCAGCTTTAATAATATTATGTGGGGGATAATGATCTTGTGCATGTTTAGCTGTCCATTCAAGTTCGTTGAATAGATGATCAAATCCTACAAAAGATGAACGAGGGAATAGTGTTTGTAAGCCTGTCATATTTTTCTCCTTTATTCCAAGCAAGAAAGAACGTAAGCCGGACTATCCGCGCTTACATTTCTATTTATATTATATAATGCCTTAATCTATGATTGCAAGCTATTTACATGTGGAAAACTTAAAAATTTTCTATAATCAAATAGATGCAATGGGTTTTCTGACCATGCTAGATAAACATGAAAGCTTTCATCTTTATTTTCTAAAGTGTTGCGCCAGTGTTTTAATTCCTGTCCTTTAAATAAGACAATATCAGTTGGTTTTAAATTTATCTCTTCTACTTTATTATTTGATTCAATATATAATGGCCAAATATCATTCGAATTACAAATATCAATATCTATAGACATTGTATGCATATTTTCAGGTCTATCAAGATGCGTTTTTAATTTTTGATATTTAGAATATCTTCGTATATAACTATAGGTTGGATATAAAGGCCTTGCTGCAATTGTTGAAACAAATGGTGTTAATAGATGTAATAGTGAATCACTAAGTATATTACCATATGATCCTAGAGAAGGGTTAGTTTCAACATCACTTACAATAGAATGTTTATCACCAAGTTCTGGTGGCTCTTCTTTTATTCTTAAAATATTTTCTTCTGAATCAACTTTTGTTGTTTCAATAGCTAACTTAAATGTATTCAACAAAAAATTTACTAGATCACTAGATATTAATTCTTGTATATGTACAAAG